CAATCCCCTGGTGTAGCCTTTGCTCAACAGGAAGCTGAAAGAGCCATTTTAAGGAATGCTTCTGCTCTAGGTGGGCTTGGTGGTGGCAATGTACGAGATGAACTCTCTCGTAGGGCTGTTGGTACTTATATGCAGGACTTCCAGAATCAATTTGGAAGGCTCGGTGATGTATCTGCTCAAGGATACAATGCTGCTAGTCAAGCTGCTGGTATGAGAGGAATGCAAGCAGGATCAGAGCAAACTCTTGGTATGACTGCTGCACAAATACCAATGAATGTAGGTTCAGCCATTGCACAAGGTAGATTCCAAACTGGTCAGACTATAGGTGGTCAGAGAGGACAGCTTGGTCAAATAATGGGTAATCAAGCCTATCAAGCAGGTAGTGATATAGCCAGTGCCATTGCTAATACTACTTCATCACTGTCTGCTCTAACTAATGCTCAAGGTGCTGGTATGTCAGACATTATGAGCAATACAGTCAATAATGTTAACAACCTATATCAAGCAGCGGCAGCCGGTGATTCCGAAGCTATAAGCCAGCTTCAATCAATGCTCGCTAATTTATCTACTGGTGCTGGTTCAAGCTACTCAAATGTTCCTTTAGTCCCAGGTGCTGTAACTAATCTTGCTCAAGGTGTAGCGGGTATAGGTGCTGGCTTTAGTAACTCAGGCAATACTTATAACTATACAACTCCAGCAAGAAGTGGTGCTGGCGGTGGATATGGCCCAAACTATAATACGCCTTATCAAGCACCAGCAGCATTTAAAATGCCAGGTTTAGGAATAGGAAGCTAAATATGCCAATTCAATTTGATCCATTTGTAGCTTCACAAGGTCTTGCAGCAGGTCTAGCTGGAAAGCTGCCTGAATTTCAGCAAACTCAAAATCAGAAAGCCCAGCTTGATCTTGAGAAGAAAAAGCAAGACGATGAAATGCAAATAAAAATACAGGAAAGCCAATTTAAAGATGCTTATGCTGCTCAACAGTTACTGTCTGGCGAAGACTATGACGGGATTGTTAAGCTAGGTATTACTCGTCTGACAATGCTTCAAGGATTGAATGCAAATCCTGCTGAAACACAGAGGGTATTGAAGTTAGCTATAGCAGCAAGAAATGGCGATCCAGATGCTAGAAGACTTTTAAAAGGAGAATTAGATTCTGCTGTAAAAGTGGGTCAAGCTACTGGCGTGTTGAAAGCTCCTGAGAAGGAAGACCCAATGATTTTGAGCGAGGGTCAAGTGGCTATTGATTCGGCAGGAAAAATAATTGCACGGGGTGATAAAAAAACTGAAGCAGCACCAACTCAAAGTGAGTTTGAAAAAACAAGACAAACAGCACTGGGTTTGGAAAGATATCTTTTAACTAATCCTAATGATGCAGGGGCAAAAAAACAATTAGATTTAGTTAATGCTCGTCTTGAAACATTTAAATCAACTGGATCTGACGCTGCTATTAACGCGCAAGCTGATACAACATCATTTCTCGATGGATCAATACGAATAATTCCTACGTCTGGGCCTACAAGATTATACAATCCAGATGGTTCATTAGTTGAGGGAGCTGAGGAAACGGAAGAGTGGAATAAAAGAACCCAACTGCTTGAGGAAACACGTTTAGCAACAGAAAAATCTAACGCAGCTAAAGCTACTGACGCAATTAAGTTCTCAAACGCAGCATTTGAACAATCTGATTTACTTAGGAATAACATATATTTATTAAATCAAGCATTAGAAGCGGTAAACGAAGGAGCTAATACTGGGCCTATTGATTCACTTTGGCCTTCTTTAAGTGATGCTGGTGTAAAATTAGACGATGCACAACGTAAGCTCGGACTTAATATTATACAAGAAACAACATTTGGGGCGTTATCAAGAGCCGAGCTTTTATTAGCACTAGAAACAGCACTTCCAGCCAAACTGTCTGAAGGAGGTCTAGCACCATACCTTCAAGATAAAATGATAGTCACTGCAAAACTTGCAGCTTATTTGGAAGAAACTGGCGATTATTTGGCACAACCTGGAAATAATCTTGCTGGCTGGAGAAAACTAAAAAGAGAAGAACTAAACGAAACTAAAGACGCTATTAAATTTGCTTTAGATAATCCCAAAGACGAGCGATCTCCTGGGATATTAGCTGATCCTCGGTCTATCACAGTATTAGAAGATAATCCTGATTTACGGATGAGATAATATAATGGCTTTTGATCCAGATAAATGGTTACAAAAAGGAAAACCTACTCAGGATACTGGTGTTTTTGATCCTGATGCTTGGTTGGCAAAAAGACCTGCGTCTGCAACTACATCTACAAATACTGCTCCTAAAGCTCCAGGCTACCTGACTCGTGTAGAAAGGAGCTTAACTAACAGTATCGATAAATTTGACGAGATAAAAAATTATATATCTACTGATACCTCTAGAGTTGTTAAAGACCCTATGGGCAATGACCAAGTAGTTAATGGGGCAGGATATAGAGCAGCCGCTGGAACAATCAGAGCAGCATCTGAAGTTGTAAATGTGGCTTTTTCTCCAGTTCTAGAAGGGATAGTAAGTCTTTGGAACACAGCAATATCGCCAGCATTAAGTGCTGTAACACCCAATTTTATAAAAGAAGGTGCTACTGATCTTGCGCTAAAAGCCATAGATACAGAAGTCGGGAAACAAGGTATAGCAGCATTGAATTCAGGAATTGATACCTATAGAGAGTGGGCTAAAACTAATCCTAATGATGCAAAACTTATTGGTGCTGTAATAAATATAGCTCCGCTCTCAAGACCCGCTAGACTTACTACTGGTCTTAGTACATTTAATAATATAACCCGTAATTTGGATTCAGAGGCAGCAAAACAAGCTGCTCGAAATAGGATTGCATTTTTAGAAGATTTAACAACTCCAAAACAAACAGCCGCAGTTAAAAAGGGACAAAAGCAAAAGGAAACTGGAGGGCCATTACAAGGTCGCAGAATAATATCGACAGCTGAACAGCAAGCACAAATAGATATTGCCTATAAACTTCAAAAAATAAATGATGGAAATACAATGCTTGGCAATCAAAATGTTGTTGATATTATTAAAAATACAGAAGCAAAAAGATTAGTAGATGAATTAGAGAAGCCTATCAATGCTCTTATTCCTGCACCCACTATAACTAGCCAAGAAATTGCAGCGGCTACTAACAGAGCTGTTAACGAAGCATCAGCGTTACGTTATTTTGGAGGTAAAAATAAAAAGTTTGTAAAAAATGCAACCGAAGAAATGAGATCATTGATAGACAAAAATATGGCTCTTGGCACAATGTCTGATAGCAATGCGTTATTACAAGCCAGAAAAGAATTTGATGATTGGGTTTTAGAACAAAATCCAGACGCATTTGCAAAGGGAAATGCGTCAAAACAAACAGCAGCGGCTAAAGCTGTTAGAGATAGCATAACTGATTTGATTATTGGCAAAAATCCTCATGTTAATGTGGCTGAATCATTAAATATGCAATCTAAACTTTTTGGTATTTTAGATACATTGGCTAAAAAAGTACCAGGCGAAGCAAATACTAATATTGGAAGAGCATGGCAAAAAATATCAAAATTATCAGGTTTTCGTGACAAACTTAGTACCGTACTAGGAATTGCAACTGGTTCTGGAATGCTTGGTGCTACTTATTATTTTGCACCTGCTATAAGCGTTGGGTTAGGAGGGGCATTAGTAGTTACACTTGCTGGTAAAGCTCTTAGCTCCGTAACAGGGAAAAAATACTTGTCTTTTATGCTAAAAGAAATAGATGACACAATACTTACATCTAAGGTTGCTAGAGATATTATTGCTTTACAGCTATCTAAAAAAACCATAGAAGAACTCATTAGCACAATGGATATGCAAGATCAACAGAACCCTAATGCTGTACAATCACAGACACCTAGTGGTCAACCAGCAGTTGTAGCACCTCTTTTAGCACCTGCTAGACCACCATTACCAGGGCCTGTTGCTCAAACCAGTCCACAGGATATGCCCTTTAATGCTCTGCAAGGTACTGGTATAGCTCAAGCATTAAGACCACAAGAAGCGTACAGGCAAGCTATGACTGGTATTGGCGGTCGATAATTTCAGGAGTAAGAAATGGCTCGTTTTGGCTCGTTAGGCACACAGTATTTCGACAGTAATGGCAATCCATTATCTGGTGGAAAGATATATTTCTATAACAGTGGTACAACTACTGCCAAAGATACGTTTACGACTGCTGGGTATACTGTTGCTAATACTAATCCTGTTATCTTGTCTGCTGGTGGTAGACAACCAAACATATTCTTCAATGGTTCTGCTAAAGCTATTTTAGCTGATTCTAATGGTGTTCAGATAGAATCAAGAGACCCTGTTGGAGATACAGCCACTACAGCCTTTGCTGCTTGGTCTGCTACTGAGATTTATTCATCTGGTGATATTGTCACCGGTTCTGATGGTAGTTATTACTCTAGCTTACAAAGCAATAATATTAACAATAATCCTGTAACTCCAAGTCCAACATACTGGGCAGTATTAAATATATTCTCAGCTTGGAGTGCTACAACAACCTATTCTCAATATCAAATAGCTACTGGCTCTAATGGTAATATTTACTATTCTTTAGCTGGATCAAACCTAAACCATAATCCAGTTAGCGATACCTCTAATACTTATTGGATAGGTTCTGTTCGTGGCCCTGGTGTAGCTGTAACTGATCGAATAGCTACTTTTAATGGTACTACAGGAAATTTAATAAAAGACTCAGGGACGCTTATAACTGGGTTAGCTACCTCTGGTGCAAACTCAAACATCACAAGTCTTTCAGGTCTGACTACGCCTCTTTCTATAGCACAAGGAGGCACTAACTCAACTGCTACGGCTACTAATGGTGGTATAGGTTATGGTACTGGTACGGCTCATGCTTATACTGCTGCCGGAACACTTGGTCAGGTTCTGACTTCTGCTGGTGCTGGTACTCCTACTTGGAGTGCTGCCGCAGCAGGGTCAGTTACTAGTGTAGCAGCTACAGTTCCAAGTCTTCTAAGCATCTCCGGCAGTCCGATCACATCCTCTGGCACTCTAGCCTTTACCTACTCAGGCACTGCATTGCCAGTAGCCAATGGTGGCACGGGTGCTACTACGTTAACCGCTAATAATGTTGTCTTGGGCAATGGCACATCTGCGGTTTCTTTTGTAGCACCAAGTACGTCAGGTAATATTTTAACCAGTAATGGAACAACGTGGTCTAGTACAGCACCAGCAGCACCAATAGTGCCAGCCGGAGCAATCATATACACAGCACTTAACTTTGGAGGATTTTAATCATGGCAGTCACAGCAACCCCGATCTTTGCACAAACACCTTACGCCATATCACTTACGCTTGCGGCTCGGACTGCGTGTACAACTCGTGCGCCTACAGCCACAGCGTCTTTAGCAGGGGCTAATATTATTGCTTTTGTCCCAGCGTCTACGAATGGGTTGAGGATTGACTCTATCCAAATTAATAATTGTGGAACTGGCATAAGTACAGCCAACGCAGCATCAATTGTTGGTATATGGATGTGGGATGGTACAACTGCTTTTCTAATACAAGAGATATTAGTCACGGCTGTAACTCCTAGCACAACAGTAGCAGCGTTTACTTCGACCTATACTTTTCCAATTGCTCTTAATCTACCTGCTGCATTTGCTTTGTATGCAAGTGTTGCTGTTACAACGACTGCTGCTGGTACTGCATTGATGGTAACTGCTTTTGGTGGAGCGTACTAATATGGCTACCGCATTTGGATACAAAACTATTCCTGCCGCAAACGTCCAAGAATTTAAAACAAGTTCATATTGGAAAAAACCGGCTGGCGTTACTCTTGTAATGGTAGAACTGTGGGGTGGCGGTGGTGGTGGGGGAAGTGGTAAATCTAGTAGTCTTGGAACTAACGTAATGGGAGGAGGTGGTGGCGGTGGTGGAGCATATAATTACAGAATATTTAATGCTGCTTGTTTAATTAGCACAGTGCTTGTCACTATTGCGGCAGGTGGAGCGGGAGGGGCAACTGTTACTGGTGGTGCTTCATGCGGAAATAATGGCACTGCTGGAGGTGCGTCTGGATTTGGTGAGTTAATAACTGCAAATAGTATTTCATTTGGATTATACCTCAGTGCATTTGGAGGTTATTTTGGTGTTGGCGGTGCAACCTTTTGTAGAACTTATTACGGGGGTGGCGGTGGTGGTGCTTTTCCATCTTATGGTGGTGTTTCTCAAAGTCCGGGTGCGCCAGCCAAGCAGAATTTAAGTAGTACTACTTTAGTTGCTGCTGGTGCATTTGGGGGCGGAGCAGTTACTGGTACTGCGGGTATTGCTTGTACTGCAAGATATGCAGGAGAATTTGGCGGTGCATCAGGAGGCATACCCAGAAGAGTTTGTGGTTTAGGAGGTGCTGATGGACTTCCGGCAGTTTTAGGTGGCGCAGGTGGAGGGGCAGGAGGAACTAAGCATTGTGGCACTTTTAGTTATGGTGGTTCTGGAGGAGGAAGAATTTATGTTGCTTCTATATGTTGTCAAAAGGGAGCAGCAGGTGGTCAAGGAGCAATTGGCAAGGCTGGATGCGTATTATCTACAACACAGAAACAGATAACATTAGGATTTGGTGGTGGTGGCGGGGGAGTTGACTGTTCAGCAGGTTTTGCTGGCGGTAAAGGTTCATTTGGAGGCGGGGGAGGAGGTGGCGGTGGTGGAGCAGGTTGTTCTGGAACTTCTGGTGTTGGTGGTGCTGGTGGTGCTGGATTTGCTAGAATTTCTAGTTGGTAAAAGGTAAATTTATGAAATATGCAATTATAATAAACGACAAAGTTAGTAGCATAGTAGAATCAAATTCTGCACTCATGGAAAATTGGGTAGAAGGAGAGTTAGCATCAATTGGTGATTCATATGATGGGGTAAATTTTACTAAACCGCCAATAGACATAAAGGCTTACGCAGAATATGAAAGAAACATTAGAAACGCAAAATTAACCAATTCCGACTGGACTCAAGTTGTTGATAGCACAGCAGATAAAGCAGCATGGGCAACATACCGTCAGGCGTTGCGAGATATTACTAAACAAGATGGCTTTCCATTAGCAGTTGTACAACCAATTTCCCCATAAGGACTACATGACGGATACTACAGAAGAAGTTAAGCCTGATTTTGATGCGTACTATTATTTTCCATCACCAGTATATGTAGCAAAGAAGCCAGAATTTCTAGAAATAATAAATGAAGTATCAGAGGAAGCACTAAAAAAAATAACGCATGATGTTGATGAAATATATCCAATGCACAACACAGACAATTATGCCGGTGATTCTCGTTTAGTTGATTTCTGTAACTGTTTATGGCAAAGCGGTTGGAGTATTTTAAACGGTCAAGGCTATCATATGAATAGCTTTAATGTGGTGGTTGATGCGGTATGGACGCAGGAACATTACAAGCACTCGTTAATGGAACAACACGTTCACGGTGGTGGAAATCAGTTGGTAGGTTTCTACTTTTTAGAGACACCAGAAAATTGTTCAAGAGTAATGTTCCATGATCCACGAGGCGGCAAAGTCCAAATCAACCTACCAGAGACTGACATGAGCGTAGCTACGCCTGCATCTAACACGATTAACTTTCAGCCAGAGCCTGGGATGATGTTAATAAGTAACGCATGGCTACCACATTCATTTGGCAGACATGGTTCAGACAAACCGATTAAGTTCGTGCATTTTAATCTGAGTGTGCAGTACGCACCGCAAGTCTGTAATACTAATGCGGCAGAAGTGGTTTGAAGTATTTAATAAGATTTAACAAGAGTAGAGGTCAGGCTGGTCGAGGAACAATGGAACACGTTTGGCGAGTGTTTGAAGGTGACAACGCTGAGAAAGAATATTTGTTCAAGCACTTTGTGTTGAATGTTAATTCCGCAAGTGAGAAAACCGGAGAAGATTGGAATATAAGTTGTCACGGTATTTTAGTAATAGATAAAAAGACATCGACAGCAACAATCAACAAGGAACGGACATGGACTATCAACCAGCTTTTAATCTAGCCATCGGAGCAGCAGCGTTTTTCGGAGGCTTCTTGTTTAATAAACTTTGGGCAGCCATCGACAAACTCGACACAGAAGTTCGTGATTTGCCAAAAGTCTACGTTGCAAAAGAAGACTACAAGTCAGACATCCATGAAATTAAGGGAATGCTTCGACAAATCTTTGATATGCTCGCTTTAAAGGCTGATAAATGAGATACCTACTCTTACTACTTATGTTTGTTTGTTCTGCTTCACAAGCTGCTCGCTATCAAATCTGTGTTGGTGAGTTTGCCTTCTGCGGTGCATCAAGTGCTGTACCAACTGGTAACTTAATAACTGTTAATACTCCTACAGGAACAGCTCAGTTCAACGAAGCAATGGCTGTATGTCCTGTTATGAATGGAAGCTCTGTAGCTGATGTCAAAGGTGGGAATATGCAAGGCAGTTGTGATGCAGCAGAAGGTCATGTATGGTCACTGTTTGCACCATTCTCAGAAGTACCTACTGCACCAACCTGGGATGTGACTACTGTTGTTCCTAGATTATTCGTAAGCGGATCAGATGCAAATTTTAGCCAGATGTTTTCATTCGATTGCGTCAAGACAGAAATAGTAAACGGAGTTCAGTTAGCTGATTGCTTTGGTGCTATCAACGAGAGTCTGACAGGCGCACCAGTACCTGCTGGAACTACGATGTTGACCGAAGCACCTTTAGGCTCAATTCTTCCTGTATCAGGCTCACTTCCATAGGTGACATATGCTTACTTTGCTCTCCACGATTATCTCGTTCCTTGCTGGTGGTTTGCCTAAGTTATTAGATTTCTTCCAAGACTCTAAAGACAAATCCCATGAGCTTAAAATGATGGCTCAACAGGCTGAACGTGAAATGTTGATGGCAGAGCGTGGCTTTATAGCTCAAGCCAGAATAGAAGAAATTAAGAATGAAGCTACCTTTGTGCAAGCAGCAGTTAGCGAGAAACTAGCTCTACTCAACCATGATATAGAGATTGGTAAAGGAGCGTCTGTCTGGGTAATTAATCTACGAGCGTTAGTACGGCCTATGATTACCTACGGTATGTTCTTGCTGCTGTGTGCTGTAGATGCCTTCGGGTTCTATTATGCTATTCAGACAGATGTAGCATTTGCAGATGCTATGTCTTTATTGTGGGATGAAGAAACTCAGATCATCTGGAGTTCTATAGTAGCCTTTCACTTTGGTAGCCAAGCATTTAAAAAATAGAAATGGTTTAAGCCAGGACATTTACAAATTTGGAAATTCAAAATTCCAAAAAATTCTGGGGAAAAAACTGAATAATGAATTTATCAAATACTGCTTGTGAACTCATTAAAGCCTTTGAATCGGTCAAACAACAGCCATACAGATGTCCTGCTGGCCTGTGGACGGTAGGGGTAGGTCATGTCCTGTACCCTCACCAGGCTGCGCTCAAAATGCCAGAACGCATGGCATTCCCACTTGACTCAGAACATAACAGGCTTTGGAGTAGCGGAGGAATAGATGCAATATTTAGGAGCGATCTTATTAGGTTTGAGACAGGTGTACTTAGACTTTGCCCTAGCTCTGCTAATAGCCAAGCACAGTTTGACGCTCTGGTTTCCTTCAGCTTCAACCTGGGTCTTGGAAGTCTGCAATCTAGTACTCTGCGCATGAAATATAACCGAGGTGATACAGCAGGAACAGCAGACGAATTTCTTAAATGGAACAAAGCTCAAGGGAAAGTTCTGAAAGGTCTGACTAGAAGACGAGAAGCAGAAAGACTACTATTTTTAAGTTAAAGGCGCAGAGCAGTTGAAGGAAAATTAATTAAATGGAGTGCTTATGCCTTACCGAGTTAATTTCGATTGGAAATCAGTTCCTGCTGAAGCTGAAGCTGTCTTAGAGAGCGACAAGCAAAGAGTTGCATTTCACCTACTTAGAACTGGCAATAGACCGAAGGACATTACTGAAGCTCTCGGTGTAGATCAAAGAAACTACTTCAAGATGGCTGCGAGAATTCGTGAGCTAATCCACAAGTCTGGTTACGATCCTGTTCATCACATGACTTTGATTTCTCCGTCTCCGCAAGTAATATCGGGGCGTTCCTCATTAGTTAAAGTCGATGAGGACGGTAAAGAAACAGTAGCGATGTACTGGAATAAAACGAATGTAAAGCAAGAGTCTCAAGTTGCTGCATTCCGATCTGCTATAGAATCTCTTGCAGAAGGTATAACACCATTCGTACAAGTCCCAGCCAAGCAAGGTGCTTGTTTTGACTTACTTACTGTCTACACCCTGACCGACTTCCATCTGGGTATGTATGCCTGGCAGGAGGAAACAGGTGCTAGTTGGGATATGAAAATAGCAGAGGGTGTTTTATTAAATGCCTTCTCAGATATGATGAGTGGTAGTCCTGATTCGAGAGTAGGAATATTTGCTCAGTTGGGAGACTTGTTACACTGGGATGGAATGTTGGCAACAACACCCTCTGCAAAGAATGTCTTAGATGCTGATACAAGATTTCCTTTATTGGTACAGACAGCGATAAGTGTTTGTTTAAAAGTTATTGAGATGCTCTTACATAAGCACGACAAGGTTCATGTGTTGATGGCTGAAGGGAATCACGACACGGCTTCATCTGTGTGGCTACGCGCCATTATGAAAAATACCTTTAGAGATAATCCACGAGTCTCAGTAGATGCTTCGCCATTTCCTTTTTATCACTACAGATGGGGTAAGACTTTCTTAGGGTGGCATCACGGACATCTACAGAAAATGGACAGCCTGCCTCTGTTGTTTGCTACTGATCCACAATTTAAATCTGACTACGGTCAGTGTAATTTTACCTACATCCACACTGGTCATTTCCATCACACAAAAGTAATCGACAAGGGCGGGATTATTGTTGAGCAGCATCCTACTTTGTCTGCCAGAGATGCGTATGGAGCAAGAGGGTTTCTATACTCAAACAGAGAAGCCAAAGCGATTACCTACCACAATGAGCATGGAGAAGTTTCACGAAGCACGGTACGACCGAATTTCACATGACAACTATCGTCTATGATTTAAAATTGAGACGTATTGCCTGTGATGGGCGTGTGACTCAGGGCGATGAAATCATTACAGACGAAGCGGAGAAAAGACTTGAGCTGGATAATATCGAGTTTTTTTTTGCTGGTGATGTCGGGTCTTTTAAAGAAGTAGCAGAAGCGTTCGTAAAAAAGACTCATAAGATTAGAAAAGGTTTAGATGCTCAAGCACTAGCGTGGGATGGTCTAGATTTATTCGATTTGAGTGCGGAGAAGGGTGTCTTGTCGTGGCATCCTGTAGTGGCTCGTAGAGGCTCTATAGGAGGGGGTGCATCCTACGCAGCAGTAGCTCTGGATAGTGGCTGTACGCCCAAACAGGCGGTACTGGCAGCGATTAAAAAGCATACAGGCACTGGCGGGAAGGTTCGTAGCTATAGATTGAGATTGCGATGATCGGTTGGTTAGCTAATTTACTTCAGATAATGGGCTTAATCTTACTCGGAGAACGAAGGGCTGCTGGTTGGCTATTTGGAATTGCTGCGGAACTTTTATGGATTATTCGAGCTTCAGATAAAGATATGCCAGACTTACAATTCATCTCAATTATCTACATATGCCTCGCAATCTATAATATTGTCAAGTGGGCAAAATAAACTTATTTGTTTACTAGCATGAAGAAAGTGCTTTACAACAGTATATCTATGAATTAATGTAGCGACTCATTCACAACGGGAGCTACACAACATGAAGACAATCCAATCGCAGTTAAAAGCACCAAAAGGCCAGTTCAATTCGTTTGGCAAGTATCGGTATCGTTCTTGCGAAGATATCGTAGAGGCTGTCAAGCCTTTACTGGCTGAAGCTGGATACCATCTTAATCTCACTGATGAGATTGTCATGGTTGGCACAAGGATATATGTCAAGGCTACTGCATCAGTATGGAACGGTGCAGAAATGATAGGCTGGTCTGCTGCATTTGCCAGAGAGCCTGATGAGAAGAAAGGTATGGACACCAGCCAGATTACCGGCACAGCATCCTCATACGCTCGTAAGTACGCTCTCAATGGCTTGTTTGCCATTGATGACACGAAGGATGCTGACACCCAACCACCTGTCGTAGATGAGCCAATTAGTGATGACCAGTACCAAATTGTCATGGATTTGTTGGTAGAAACTGATTCAAACATCACAAACTTTTGTAAGCATTTCAAGATAAAAGAAGTGGTCAATCTCAAGCAGTCTGACTTCGAGAGAGCTAAGACAGCCCTGGAAGCTAAACTGGAGCAATCCAAATGAGACTAATACCCCATGAACAGAGAAGTCCAGAGTGGTTTGCTGCAAGGCTAGGCATACCTACAGCTTCAAACTTTGACCGATTAATAACCTCTACCGGCAAACCTTCTGCCAGTGCTGACAACTACATCAATCAACTCGTAGCTGAGAGAGTCACTGGAGCTGCTGTAGAAGTCAAGGTTACTGACGCTATGCAACGTGGCACTGATCTAGAGCCAGAGGCTAGGTCGCTGTTTGAGTTCGTTACAGACCTTGTGGTAACAGAAGCACCCTTGTGTATGCACGATATCTTGGATGCAGGAGCTAGTCCTGATGCTTTCATTGGTGATGACTCTCTGCTGGAGATCAAATGCCCTTCTGGACATACCCATGTCGAGTATCTGAGAGATGGCTGTTTACCCAGCAAATACATTGCCCAGGTTCAGGGACAGCTATGGATCACCGGCAAGGTCAAGGCTCATTTCTTCAGTTACCATCCTGACTTCAAACCTCTGATGGTGGTTGTACAGAGGGATGAAGTGTTCATTGCCAAGCTGGAAGCTGAAGTTGTAAAGGCTACCAATAAGATTGATGAATTAGTGAAGGAGTTTTCATTATGATGATGGAGGCTAGTTACAAAGAACTGTATGGAAAGGAATACCAATCAGCTTCTGAATACGAAAGAATACTTTGGGCTGATGCGTGGAATGCAGCACTCAAGGCGATACATACAAACTGTCGATTAATGAAATACACGGAGCAAAAATGACTTACGATAATAATAACTCAGGTGCTATCTGGCCTAATAAAAAGAAATTAACGGACAAACATCCCAAGTGGACTGGGAAATGTACGGTCGAAGGGATTGATTACTTCATGTCTTGTTGGGCTGGCGATAAAGATAAGCCTGGCGCACCCAGCTTGACCATCAAGTTCCAGAGAGCAGATGCATTTAAACCAGTAGTTCAATCAATAGAAATGGAGGATTTAAATGACATCCCGTTCTGATTATCATTTTGGAAATGGACTGCGTGACTATCTAGACAGTCGTGGAGTAAGGCCTAGTTTCATTGCAGCTAAAATGGGTGTGAGTCCTCAGATGATGTACCAGTGGGAGCATTCCACTGACATCAGATTGCGATCAGCGATCAAGATTGCTGAAGCTCTAGAGATTTCGCTAGATGATCTAGTGTCTATCTGTTATGAAAAATAACATGGAGTTCTGGAGAGTTGACAGCCAAGATACGAAAGATGCTTTGCATAAATTCATTGACGAGACTTATGCTCAGAAAAAGTATATTACGTTTACATTGACCAACGAAAAAAGAGCATCAATCAAACAGTTCAATGCACTTCATGTGTGGTGCGAGCGTATGGCTGATGCTCTAAATGAAAGCGGTAATGATATGCGTAAGACACTAAAAGAGTCTGTTGCAATTCCCTGGACGATGCTGACTGTCAAGTCTCAGATATGGAAACATATCCAATTAATTGTGTGTGGGAAGGAAAGCACCAAAGAACCATCACCCAGTGAGTATGCTGAAATCTATGAAATATTAAACAGGCATTTCTCAGAAAAATACGGGATACACGTTGCATGGCCTCAGAAGGAATCCAGTGAAAAACAATAACACTAAACTTGAAGAACAAACGTACCAGATCGGCAGGAAAGCTCGAATAGCTGACTTACCATTGTCATCTTGCAATCTACACAGTACTGACTCAAAAAAGTGCTGGTGGGTAGCTGGGTGGCACGACCAAGATATGGAGTTCGGTGTTAGGGTCTATGTTAACAAGGCGGTGTAGTTTTTGTAGAAAGAAGATACCAGCAGCGGGTGCTGTAGTAGGCTCGCTGAAGGCATTTTGTAATATGGAACACTTGATACAGTTTGCCAGGACGAAGGGTAAAGTGGTGTTGGACAAAGCACAAAGATTAGAAAAGAAAGCAAACAGTATTAAATTAAAACGTAGAGTCGAGTGGGTGAAGGAAGCCCAGGCTGCATTCAACAATTACATTAGAGAACGTGACAGGGGTAACGAGTGTATATCATGTTCAACCATCTTACCAATGGAAGATATAGTTGGAGGTGGTTACGACTGTGGACATTATCGGTCAACAGGATCATCACCACATTTACGTTTTAATCTACACAATGCACATGGTCAATGTAAGAAATGCAATAGATACTTGTCAGGAAGTGTGACGAATTACAGAATTAAATTAGTAAAAAAGATCGGGAATTATAGACTAGATGCACTTGAGTCAAATCAAGAAATCAAGAAATACTCAATAGAATATCTACAAAGAATTAAATTAATATTTACAAAGAAAGCCAAAAGGATTAAAGCAAATGCTGATAAAAGAAATCAAAAGTAATTGGTATATGTTGTCTAGTGATGGTGAAGCTGGTGGGCTAGTCTGGTTTGGTTATACTAAAGCAGAAGTCATTGGTAAGTTTACAAGCTGGTTGCGCAGGAAAGACTTAGAGAGTCTGAGATGAAATTCAAACAAGAAGATATTGTTTGCATTTTTGTTGTTTCATTATTTATTCTTGCAGCTTGTGCAGTCAGCACATTTGACTATGACGATGAAGAACAGCAACGACAATTATATTGTAATATGTATGCGATATTTCAAGAATCAAATGGCGAATACGGCTGGCCTGATTACAATTCTAACGCTGCGGAGATATGCGAGTGAAAAAGTATTTAAGCATTGTTGAAAACAGAAAGTTACTGACTGAAAGTTCCACAAGACAACATGAACTTGAAAACCACATTGCTATATATTTAAAGAAGGGTGGCACTATCACAAAAGTGGCTGACGGAGTTTCTGGTGAGACACCTACCAACAGAGCAAAGCCTTTTGTAATCAACAGACACACTTTGGAACAAGAATGAGCGAAAGTCTTATTGAAAGAAAATGTCAGTGTGGTGCTGCTATGACGCAAGTGCTGACATATGAAACACCAGATAAACATCCAGTTAGATGTGGTTGGTTCTGTATTATTTGTAGAGCCTGGGTGAAAGCAGTATCACGAGAAAGGGTGGTATAAAAAAAGCCCCGCAGCTTTTGGCATTGGGGCTTGACTCAGACCACACGGGAGCGTAGTGTGAGCGATGTCGGTTGGATTGTAGTCCATCGATACTGAAGGTGGCTAAAGATCGACTTGCCGACAGCGGCATTATTACCGATCTCTCCCCCCGAAAGCAACCAGTATCGATCAACATAGTCCTATATCGTCCAGTGTTTTAATGCAATGACTGTAACTCAATTGTAATGTCTACAGGACTTTAAGCTGGATAGCAAAATGCACTCAGGACTTGAGGAGCGACTGTCAGAATCTAGCAAGTGATTCTGAGTAAACTGGGTTAAGCGGACACCAATCGAGAAGTTCGATGGGGTTAGGTGAGTTGACAGACTCTCAGGATGAGGAACTGTTCCAGCAATCAGTGTATTTTGGATCAATGCAGGCAGGTATTCTCTACTGTACTACTAGGCTAGGTGTCCCAAAGCTCCTCATAGAATACTGTGGTCTGAAAAAAGTGATACAAGTACAAACTCATTAAAAAAAGACAGAGTTTGTTCCTACGATTTACGGGAGATATATGGCATGGTTGATAAGCAAAGCACTTTACGAGAAATGGCACTCTTCGCTGGAGCGGGAGGAGGAATTCTCGGAGGACACCTGCTCGGATGGAAAACCGTCTGTGCAGTCGAATGGGATATCTACGCAGCTTGCGTACTTGCAGCCAGACAGAATGACGGCATTCTCCCGTCTTTCCCGATATGGGATGACGTTCAAAGTTTTGACGGTACAAAGTGGAGAGGACTTGTTGACGTGGTTTCGGGAGGATTTCCTTGTCAGGACATATCCGCAGCAGGGTTGGGAGCAGGAATTGAAGGAAACAAATCCTCAATGTGGAAACACATGGCAAGGATTATTGGCGAGGTTAGACCTAGATACGCATATGTGGAGAACAGCCCAATGCTCACTTTTCGAGGACTTGGAGTTGTCCTTGCAGACCTTTCCAAGCTGGGGTATGACTGTAAATGGGGAATTATATCAGCAGCAAGTGTTGGCGCACCACACCTCAGAGAACGTATCTGGCTTAAAGCCGAACAACGAGAATTTTTTTCACACTCCAAACACAACGGGGATGGATGGAGGCAGCAACAGCCGCAGAGCATTAAAGAAACGTCTACAGATATGGCCCACACCAACTCAAAGGGATTACAAGGGAGGTTACAAAACGGAATCTTTAATAAGGAAGGACGGGAAAAGCAGGGCAATGGATGCGCTACCAAATGCAATATTGGGAGGGCTTGGGACGGAAACTCAAAATGGTGGAACGCTGAACCCGATGTGGGTCGAGTGGCTCATGGGGTGGCCTGTAGGGTGGACAGACTTAAAGCGATTGGAAATGGACAAGTTTCATCAGTGGCAGCAACAGCATGGAGTATTTTAAATGGAACTTAGACCGCACCAGCAATTGGCAATTGACCAGATTAGACATTCACTAGCTACTGGACATAGAAGACCACTGCTAGCTGCTCCCTGTAGCTTCGGTAAAACTCTGACTGCTGCCTATATCCTGCAACACGCTGCCGAGAAAGGTAACCGAGTAATATTCTTTGCTGATCGAATCAAGTTAATCAGCCAGACTTGTGACCAGTTTGACAAACTTGGATTGAAATATGGTGTGATTCAGGGTCAGCATGAGCAGACCGATCCATCCCAACTCATCCAGATTGCCAGTGTTCAGACCATTGCCAGAAGACAGAAGATGCCTGAGTTCTCACTGGCTATCGTGGATGAATGTCACATCCAGGCTGAGATCGTCAAGAAGCTAATGGAAAGGTACGATAACGTACCCTTTATAGGGCTTTCTGCGACACCCTACAGCAAAGGGCTGGGTAGGTATTACGATGATCTCCTTGTCCCGATAACAGCCCAAGAACTGCTCGAAAAGGGCTATCTAGCACCCGTCCATTATTATGGTGGCAGTCATATCGACATGAGCAAGATCAAAATGAAGGCTATATCAACTGGCGGTTCAGATTACGATCCCGATCAACTAGCAGAAGCCACAGAACAACAGCAAGAAAAGCTAACGGGTGACATAGTTCGGAACTGGTTATTGCATGGTGAAGACAGTCAAACCATAGCGTTTAGTCCCAGCATTAGACACAGCCGGTACTTAGTCGATATGTTCAACAAGGCTGGCATTAGTGCTGTACATATTGATGGCTACATGGACGAAAGATTAAGGCAAGTGCTATACAAAAAGCACAACGATGGTGAGTTTAAAATCTTGTCATGTAGCAAGTTATTGAACACTGGCTATGATGCTCCGAGCGTGAGATGCCTGATTGATTGCTATCCAACTAAATCAATAATTTCTTACCAGCAGAGAGCCGGTAGGATTATGCGCATCAACCCTGGCAAAGAGTACGCAATCTACCTTGACCATGCCAGTAATGTAGGAAGGTTTGGATTTGCAGAAGACATCGTAGCAACAATGCTTGACGATGGTGAAAAGAAATTTGTTGAGCGAGATCAGGTTAAAGATACTAAAGAAAAGAAACAGCATACTTGCCCACAATGCTCCAAGATTATGTTAGGCATTCGATGTTCCTGCGGGTATGAATTCCCAATCAAGGAAAGACTCGAAACAGATTCGTCAACGCTTGTACAGCTTGCCAGTGCAAAAGCATACGCCCAGGCTGACAAATCTATGTGGTACTCAGGACTACTGACTCATGCAAGAAATAAAGGGTACAGTGATGGCTGGGCTGCTCATAAGTACAAAAGTAAATACGGTGTATGGCCTCGTAGTCTAGATTATATCAAGGTGGGTCAGATACCACTGGAAGTCAGCAATTGGATACTGTCTGAAAATATAAGATATGGACATCGAAACGATAAATGGAAAAAGCTGGATAATTTAAATAGGATGCTTGACTATAATACATGATTGCATTTAGTATGTACGACATACCGCAGCAGAGGGCTACGGGACAACGGGAGCATAAAGGTGAAAATTACAATTAATCTAGATGGATATGATGTAGGTTCTGATATGTCTGTTGCTGCACAGGTAGTAGCTCAAGCTTGGAGGTACGATCCAAATGCTGATGTTCGTATCAAAGGTCTTGATAAAAAAGACCAAGAGTATGTGTGGTACAACGCTAGCCGATTGTTTGAAGCAGGAGTATCACGATGAAAGATCCGATTCTTGAAATCCTTTTAGATAATCTTGGTGAAGTAATCAGAGGGGATATGTTCGATCCCCAAGATAACATCTTGGACACAATTTGGTGGGAGTTGAGCAAAGACCACTCCTTTCATTATGATGCCACTTCTCAGAGTACAGAGTATTCTGGTTTAGTCAGGGATTACATGATCAAGATGACTCAACCACTACAGCACAGTTTAAACTACTGTACTATTAAGTTGTACAGGTTGGCTGCATACTCAGTTGCAGAAAATTACGAGTCTGAGTGCTGGTTAGCTAGCAACGATACTCGAACGGATAACGATCCAGAGGATTACGGTTGAGCTTTGTTTGCCCCCTGCCACCGATTAAGGTACTCGTAAGAGCAGAGTACCTGTACGACCATCAGAAAGGGCATGGAAGCCTAGTCGATGGTGTATGGTGTTCAGTCAAGTCTATAAGGGGTGAAGCATTCAGATTTGAGACTTATCTACCTGAATTTGCAGCACTTTATGACAAACTTCCCATTTCTGCATTCGTGTGGAAAACCTGTGAACAACCTCTCGATCTAGACATTCTGCAAATCTGGGATGCCCTGACATACCATGTTGAAGTAATCGAGAAGCCCTTGCTTAAAGGGTTACGATGCGAGTTCTATGGCAAAGACGGCAACAAGCACCCTGGTGAGTATATGTTTACTTTGGATGGTGCTAACCCTGATCCCAGAATCCCTGACTTCGGGTTCTCCGAATCCCCAGACGAACACAAGAGTTACAACTTGCTAAAACTGGACAACGGTCAGTTCGCTTTGCAGCCAAATAATCGAGTGCTGTTCTTCGATAATGCACTGGCTCACAAAAAGCTGAAGATGCCTGACTTCAAAGTCTGTACTCATAAATATACAGTTGAGGACAAGGCCAAGTGGCGGCTAGGC